GATGCTGTAGATGCGAATGAAGAACTTACTGCATTTAAAACATAAGAGGCAGTATTTGCATTTGAAGCTGTTAATGCTTGTGTAGCGTATGAAGCGGTTCCTAAAAGTGAACCTGTTACACCAGCGGTAACATTTAATGAGTTTAGACTAGCATCAGAGCCAGATACTATGACTTTTTTCCAATTTGGCATCGTATATTTAATTTATATTGTGGTTAGATACATACACTATGCCGTGTATATGCCTACTTCCTTTGCAGGCCAACAATATATTCTATAATAAATATAGTAAAATAACTGTTATTTTTTAGATTTTTTGTCTTCTCTAGCTAATGTTTCTTGTAAATCTTGTTGCTTTTTAGTTTCTTCTTGTTTAAGAATTTCTTGAATTTGTGCAAATTCTTGTTCTAATTTAACTTGTAAATTTGCTACAAATTTAGCATCTTTACCGCTAATACTAATAACATCTAGTGATTGACGAAGACATTGAATTTCCCCAGGGGTTAAATCTATTGAAAAAATGTTCATAAACTTTTATTTTTTTATTTGTTGTAACGTTTTATATTGGTTTTGTAATTTTAATGCTGTATTATATATAATTTCTACGTGTTCGCCTTTAAAAGTGCTACTACGTATTAATTGTAATATAAGTTGAATTTCTTCAAGTGTCAAGTTATTTTGATCATTTGATACCACCCTTTCAGGTGTTTTAAAATTTCCAGCATTAAGAGCCATAACTAATTTTTTAAACATTATGAGTAGATGAATATATCTCCCGTACTACTGTTTACATATATGTTACCGTATCCGTTTGATGTACCACCCCAAGTTGGGTTTGTTGCAGGAGCACCAGCAGCAGTTTTAGCTGTTACTACAAATTCGTCTGCAGTTAAAGATGTTACTGTACCTATAGCATCATATGCTACTGCAAAACGGCCATATGTTCCAGTTGAACCAGCTGAGCCAGCTTCTAAATAAAATGCTGAACCTGAACCTGCTGTATTGTACTGAGAGATCCAACCTGAGTCTGCTAATGTAGATGAACCACTGTTAATTAAGATAAACTTATCTTTAATAGTCAAGTTATCTACGTTTGTAAATGAAGCTGTACCGGCTACTGTTAAGTCACCAGTTACAATTGTGTTACCAGTTACAGTTAAAGTAGTACCATTAAAGGTTAAATTACTTTCACCATTTATAGTTCCATTACCTGTGGCTGTTAAAACATAATTGTCAGTATTATTTGCAACTGCAGGGAATATATTTGATGCTGTTAAAGCATAAGAAGCGGTTGCGGGTACATTTGCTGCGTATGAAGCAGTTGTAGCATAATTTGCAAATGAAGCAGTGCCGGTAAGATTACCTTGAAAAGAAGCTGTTACTCCAGTAACACTAATTTGAGAAGGTAAGTAAGCATTTCCTAATGTGCCTGCGTTTATATTAGACGCATTTAAGTAATATGAAGCAGCTTGACCATTTAGGTTAGTTGAGTTTAAAGCATAAGAAGAGCTATTAGCTTGGGCAGCATAAGAAGCGGTTCCTGTTAAAGTACCAACATGAGAACCAGTAAATGAAGCAGTTACTCCAGTAACACTAATTTGTGAAGGCAAATAAGTATTAGCTAATGTACCAGCATTTATGTTAGAAGCATTTAAATAATAAGATGCTGCTTGACCATTTAAGTTAGTAGAGTTTGCAGCTTGAGTAGCAAATGAAGCTGTATTTGCTTGAGCAGCATAAGAAGCTGTTCCTAACAATGAACCTGTAAAAGCTGTAGAACTGATAGAGGTAATACCTGTAATAGTAGAAGCTAAAGTTAGGCTATCACTTGATTCTACTGCTAAATTAGTACCAGCTAAATCTGTTAATAAGTCACCATACGTAATGTATTGGTTTGTACTTTGGCTAACAAAGAATTTATCTGTACTAGTAATATTGCTTACTTGGGAAGTAGGGAATATTGCAGTTGCAGTAACACCAGTTAAATTACTACCATCACCTTTAAATGATCCAGTAAATGAACCAGTTAAAAACGTTCCTGCTTGTGTTGTTGTTATTGATTGATTAGTACCTACTAATACGCCTAAACTAGAAGTTACTGCTGCTAATTCAGCTTGCGATCCCGATACTATGACTTTTTTCCAAGTTGCCATTATGTTCTAAATTGAATTGTTGTTTATAAATATGTTAAGTTTTAATCTAGTCCTACAAAAAATGATGATGATGTAAAGTAAATCCCACCATTTGGTGCAGAACCTGTTAGTAATGCTGACTGAGTTGCTACTACTATTATACCACTTTGACTAACAGTAAATATAGGTGTGTTGTTGTTTTTAATTAAAAATATGTCGTCAACTACAGTTACACTGCCTGACAATACTGTAGGTCCTATATTTGTAAATGTGTTAGAACCACTAACTACAAAACTACCTGTTATATATAAGTTTGCATTTGAACTCCAACTTCCACTACCTAAAAATGTAAATGGAGCAGATAAACCAGTTGCGCCTACAGGGCCAGTTAAAACTTCTATAACTGTGGTAGACGGTTGAGTAACAAAAACCTCGTTTATAGCAGGATCTGCTGTTAAAACGTTTATTACATTTGGATTATTATCTAATGTTAGTACAGAAACATCTTGAGTTATGTTTGTACTGTTTGCAGTTTCTGTAGTTGAAGTAACCTGACTTTTGTCAGTGTTTTGAATTATAGTAATGGAGGTACTGCTCGGTTCAATAACCGTTACAATGTTTTCTTCAGTGGTTATGTTAACTGAGTTTTGGGCCATTATAGTGAACCCAATTATTGAGGGTTTACTCCTGTTACTTGTTTACTTAATTTTACTTGTCCTTCTAGTAATCTAATTCTATCTGCTCCTGATGTTAATTCTAAATCATAATAAGCAGTATCCGTAAATGTTAAAGCATCTGTTGCTGCCCAACCTATATAAACACCTATACTACCTGAAACTAAAGAGGTAGTTAAATTACTTCCGGACATGCTTAAAAAAGCACTACCACTAGTTTTAGTATAAGTGTCTCCTATACTTGAAGTTAAAGTTAAATATGTTGTTCCACTTCCGCTATATGTTGAGCGGATTTGCATAGCTCCTTCGTAACCACTTAAATCGATTGGAACTCCTGCTGCTGTTTTGTATTGGAGTTCGAAACTTAGTGTAGAGCCTTGTTCAATAGTGAATGAGTATTTTCCAGCTGCCATTTATATTTTTATTATAAATATGAAGGGCTAGTGAATATCTCTAAATTCTGAGTATACTTTTAATACTTCTTCTACAATTTCGTGGCGATGATTGGTCTTTAACGTCACAATTCGCACACCTTTTATTTGTTCTTCTAGTCTAGTAAAGAAACTAATACCAGAATCTTTTTTAGATTTTAAATCTACTTGAGTTAAATCGCCACAAAATACCATTTTTCCACCTTTACCCAAACGACCTAACATCATTTCAGTTTGTTGGTGTGTGATGTTTTGGCATTCGTCTACAATAACAAAACAATTAGGAAATGTTCTACCTCGCATAAATGCAAACGGTACGATTTCAATATTGTTTTCCGAAACCATTTTGTCTATTTTGTCTTTATCGTAAAGTAAATATAAATTAGAATAAATAGGAGCTAACCAAGGATCCATTTTCTCTTTCAAATCGCCTGGTAGAAATCCTATATCTTCTTTAGCTACGGTTGGGCGAGTAATAATAATCTTCTCCATTTCTCGCTTAAATACCATATCTAAAGCTATTTGACATGCAAGTAAGGTTTTACCACTACCAGCCATACCTTTAAGTAAAACAACGGGGTTTTCTAAAATTGTTTGTTTTGCTTCTTTTTGCTCTTCGTTTAAAGATAACTTAAATTTAATTTCGCCTTTTGGCTTTCGCTTCTCTTTAAAAACCTCTTCATTATTTTCCATAGAACGTTTGTTGATAAATATTACCTTACTTGGTTTAATGTTACTATGATTGAAGGTGATCCAGGAATGTTTCCTGTAGGAGCAATGTATTCGTATGTTGTACTAGATTGATTTGATTGATAAGTTAGTTCAATATAGTCTCCAGCGTTTGCACTTTCCCATAAATTTAAAGCTAACACGTGTTTAGTATTTGAAGGAACTGTTATATATGTTGCAGAATTTGCTACATTAACTCCATTTCTTTTTAACCAAACAGCCACATCTGCTGCTTGAGCTCCTTGAACAATTTGAATACTAAATTGTATATTATAAGTTGCTGTTTTATCTACATAAATACGTGAGCCTGACGCCACATAGAGATCATTTATACCTAAATCATTATTAAATGTAAATGAAGCACTTGTGTTAATACTACCACTTTGGGTTACGGTAGAATAAAATCCACCAGCTGCAAATAAGGCAGGTAAAGCTGACTCATATGTTGTATGGAAAAGTTCTCCAGTAGTTTCATCATATGATACTAAAGCTGAGCCAGTATTATTATAGAATAAACTACTACTAGCAATATAAAATGCTCCACTAACTTCAGTACGTCCTCTAAATGTATTTGAACCACTAATACTTATAGATCCACTTAAAAAAGTATTACCTATTAGTGTATTATTACCTGTTTGAGTAGTAGAACCACTTACATTTAAGCTACCAGTTAATATAGTGGTTCCTATTAATGTATTAGATCCACTAGTAAATAAACTACCTGTTACTATTTGATTTCCTCTAAATGTGTTTGAACCAGTAGTTGCTAATGTTTGAGTAAATTCAGTAAAGCTAATATAGCTTGTAATTCCTCCTTGTACTACAGGAATAATATCACTTGGTGTTGTTGATGTTACGTGAGGTAGTCCGGATATGGGTAAGTTTGGCATAAGTTATGGTAATGTAGTTATTATAATGTTAGATCCATCTTCTTGTAACAAATCAAATAAATCTTCTTGTAATAAAAATCCTGATTCAATTGGGGTAGGGGTTATAGTTTCTGTTATTAGTGGTCCTTTTGGTTGATATTGTAACCAATTTTTATAACGCTCCATTGACAATTCTGCTAAATAGACGTTGTATAACGATACTTGTTCGTTTAAAGGCAGTTTAGCAACCTTAGGTAAGCGTTTAAAATCAGGCCATAGTATTTCCTCAAGAATATTCACTTTATTATAAATATGAAAAAAGAAGCCGAGCTTACGGGCTCGGCTTACTTTTATTGACTAAAATTTATATTAAAGGGTAGTTAAACCACTTACATAAATCTTACCATAGAATTCAGGACGTAACATCTTCTTAGCGTAACGAGTCATTAAACCTTTACGTGGAGTGAAGGTATTTGGATCGTACACTAGAGGAGTCATGATCAACGGAATATATGGAGCGAATACAGCACCAGTTTCAAGGAACTGTTTACCGCGGAAGCCCATTAATATAACGTTTTCAGTCATATATGGATTCTTATAAACGGTATAACGGTTGTTGATAGTACCTGTTTTCTGAACACCAAAAGCATATTCCATGTTAGTTACATCACCGTTGCTGTTAGAAGAGAATCCTGGGATAGATTCAAGAACAGTAGCAACTGTTGGAGAACATACCAAGAAATTAGCTCCACCGCGAAGGGTTAACTGATGGATTTTGTTAGATACTTTTTGCATCTTAGTTCCTAAAGTTTGGAACCAACCACCTTGAGTGTTGTAGAAACCTAAACTTTGAGTAAAGTCAGTTCCACCAGCATTCAATGTAGTATTGTTAACAACACTCCACTGTTCAGTTGCAGCAGCAGCATCTTCAATCAACATATCAAGAATTTCGAGGTCAATTTCCATAGAAATATACTCGCTCATGATGTTGGTTAATTCAGCTTCAGCGTCGATGTTTTGGTAAGCATTAAGATCTTGAGCAAATTCAGGAGTCCATACAGCTTTCAACTTTTTAGTTTTAGCAGTGATGGCTTGAGATTGCATCTTAATGTTAATTTCTGGGATAGAAATTGTAGTAGCGCTTTGAGCGTTAGGTACAGAATAAGAAGTAGCAGTTGTATCTTCGAAATCGCCACGGTTGTTATCTACAGTAGCTTTGTTATAATAAATAACAAAAGTAGTAGCAGTTGCTGGAGAAAGACCAGCTGAGCCAGTTAAGAAGAATATTACGTTCTTATTAGTATAATCGTAATAGTGGAAAGTTGATAAGTTACTAGCAGCTGTGAAAGTAGAACCTGAAGTGATTACGAATGCACGAACTCCTTCTGGATCGAAGTTAGCAGAGATTGAACCAGTTGGGATAGTAACTTTCTTAATACCACCTACAGCAGCAGAAGCTGATAAACTAGAATCGAAGTTTACATCAGCCCAAGAAGCTGAAGCAACTGCGTATCCAGATACTGAAGAAGATACAGATGAACTGAATTGGTTAGTAGAGTAAGCGAAACGACCAGCACCATAAAGACCACCAGTTGTACCAGTAGTTTGGAATGGGAATTGACCATTTGCGTTACGAGTACCGTATAAAGAATCACCAGCAGAGAATGGGTTCACGTTAGTTCCGTATTGGAAATCTAAGAAGAACACTAGACCTGAAGGTAAGTTCATAGGTTGAACTGAAACGAATTCTTTAGCAGCGATCTGTCCAAATACTTTACGTACTAATGGAAGAGCGATACCAGCCCAGTTTTCAGATTGACCTACGGTAAAAGTACCAGCAGAAGTACCAGCTCCAGTGGAACTAGCTTCTACTACTAATTGTTTGGCTTGGTTTTCAAGTAAAATAGACATGTTGTTTTTGTCTACTTCACTTCCCAAACCTTCAAGAAGGCCTGTTTTAGACCACTTGTTTGCTAATTTAGAAGCATCACTTTGAAGTGACTTCCAAGGATTAGCAGATTCGAGTAATGATTGAATGTTGCTCATTTTTTTGTTTTTTGTTTTTGTTTTTTAGTTAATTATTTTTTTAAACCAGCTAACTCACGCATACGTGCGAAAGCATCGTTTTCGATAATTGGTTTAGCTACACTTCCTAAAGCTTTAGAAGCTGAACCTAAAGATTCTTTAATAGGTGATTTAGCTGTAGTAGCTGTGCTTCCTAATAAAGTTTCATAGATAAGTTGTGCTTCTTGTTTGTTTTTAGCTTTGTCAAAAGCGGCTAAAACTTTTACCTTTTGTGATTCAGTTAAAGATTTGTTGCGGAAAATCTTGTTAGTGTAAAGAAGTTTAGCGTTTAACAAGTTGATTTCTTGAAGTTCAGAACGAAGAGTTTCGATTGCAGCATAAGCTTCATCTAGGTCAGCTTTCATTTTTTTAGCTTCTTCCATTTCTTCTTCTTTTTTAACTTCTTCTACTTCTTCTTTCTTAGCTTCTTCCATTTCTTCCGATTTGGTTTCGTCTAATTCAGCTAAAAGTTCGTCAATGTTAACTTCTTCTTCGCTTTCACCTTCTTCAGGCATTTCTTCTTCAGCACCCATTTCCATTTCCATTTCTTCACCTTCACCACCTTCAGCAGCTTCAAGTTCCCCTGCAGCTACCATGTCTTTAATAACTCCTTCAATAAAAGATTTAAGATCTTCTTCAGTCATGTCTTCGATAGACATTTCTTCTTCTTCACCTTCAGCTTCTTTAGCTTCGTCAAGTTTCTCTTCTTTTTTAGTTTCGTCGAGTTCCTCTTCTTTGCTGATTTCGGCTAAAAGTTCGTCTAAAGAAATTTCTTCTTCAACTTCCTTTTCGTATCCCATTTCTTCCATTGGCTTCTTTTCTTCAGCTTCATAAGCTTCTTCTTTTTCCATTTCTGTTAAGCTTAAATCTTCTGCTACTTCAATTTCTTCAAGTTTAGCAGCTAATTTTTCTCTAAGAAAAGGACCAAAAGATTCTTCTAAAGCTGCTTTTGCGTTTGCTATAGCTGTTTCTTTAACAGTTTTAGCATCGGCGATTGCTTCTTTAAGCAAGTCTCTGTTTGTTGCCATTTTTCCTTAATTTTTAATTTTTGGAAGTACGCTTAATGTGAAATAATTTCAAAGCGTAATAAGATTTATAATTCACAATGCCTCATTATGTTGGGCACATTCTAGTATACGTATGTACATATCTATTCAAAGTCGAAGAAAAGGAAAAAAAAAGACGCTTCTTTTGAAAGCGCCTTAGTTTTAAAATTTATATTTAAAAATTATATTATTGGGCAAGTTCCATTAGCACACAAAATTTCTGTTACTAATGAATTTACTTTATAATATGGGTTAATTGGAGATGAATTTAATCCTTCACGCAATGGAGACATAAATGAACCTGGGTTTGAAGGTGTAGAAACGAAATCCCAACACAATAATTCAAAATCGTCTTGTACTTCTAATACTTCACCTACTTGTTTTAAACTACCCATACCGCGAGAAGAAACACCAACTTTAATACCACTACCAATTAGTGATTTTAAAATGTTGCCTGACGGGGTAGGTAGTATTTCAATTTTACCCATAATATTATCTCCATCCCACCAAATACTATTGATGTTATGTGATACGTTTTTTAAGTTAACTACTTGAGAATCAGGGTGATCTAATTCACCACAAGCACGTCTGTCTTTAACTAAAGTCATGTACTTGTCGATTTCACGTTCCCATAAATCTTTAGCATAATAGCGACCGTTACCGTTTTTAACTTCACAGGTAGCTAAAATACCTTCAACTAATGGGTTACCATTCATCTTACCTTCGGTAAGTGAGGCAGGTGATACGTTAAAGGGACGAGTTTCTACAAGTAGCGATTTCATGTTATTTTAATTCTTTTAAAGAGGTATATTGAAAAAATTCCCAGCATCTTGTTGCCATATATCAAAATATACTTCAGATGGAGTTTTTCCTTCATTATAATATTCTTGTATTTCTTTATCATCTATGGATATTTCATCTTTTTCCATATTTGCTTTATCCATTACAATATTATATAATTCTTCTTTCCATTGATTAAAACTTTCGTTGTTTAATTCTTCTTTAATAAGTTTAGCAATTAAAGAACGTACTTTTGATTCTCTTAATCCAGTTTCTAAAGCTTTAATTTTAGCTTCAATTTCAGCCGCACGTTCAGGATCTTTTTCATTCATTAATTCATCCTGAAGATCTGCAAGTTGTTGATAAAGAGCTTCATTTTCTTCTAAACCTTGTTCTCTTCTAAGTGTTTCTTCATCATGTTTCATTTGAACTAAAGTTTGAAAATCCATATCTCTTTTTAAATTAGCTTTTAAAGCATCTGAAAAGCCTTGGTATCCTTTTTCATAATAATTTTCCATTTCTTTATTAATATCATCAGGATCTTTAACATATTTAGATACAGTATTTTCTAATTCTTTTTCATATCTTTCTTGACTGATACCTTCTTTCAATTTAATTCTTTTTTCAACACCTTTAACACCTTTATCAGGCATTTCCTTTACTTTTTTAGGCATTGAAGTTTTAGCTTCACTATTACTTAATGTATCTTTAACGTTTGCTTTTACTTTTTCAACGTCAACGTCTAAATCACCATATCCACTTGATTTGTGTTTACCTTTTGGTTCTACTGGTTGTTTTAATGATGGTGCTTCGTCTGTAAATCCAACACCTTCAACACCAAACATTCCATCTTTAGTGTAATGTAAAGCATCTTTTGCTAAGTTTTTAACAACGATGTCTTTTAATTCATCTACAGTTTTGTCGTGGTTTTTAGGATTTTTTAATTCAAGATAAAAACCTTTCATGATTTCGTTAAAATTAACGTTGTCAGCATTTTTCATGTCTGCGTTATTGTAAGCATTTTTACGATAATCTTCAACTTCTTTAGATACGTTTTTTTCTGTAGCTTTAGTTTCTTCAGCTAATACTTTTTTCCAATCTACAATGTTGAAACCTTTACTAACAACACCACCAATAGTATTTTCACTGATGATTTGTTTTGATTTTAATACATTTACAGTAGTATCAAAATCTAAAAGGTTAGTAATGTGTTGTGGAAACAAGTGACGAGCTTGTTTTAAAAATTGTGCTTTATTTCCCTTACCACCAACGATTGAGTTGTAATGTTCTTGTAGTGTCATATTATTTTTTATTAAATAATGTTAATAAATTGTTTGCGTTTTTAATCATGTTGTCTAATTGTTCTTTACCAAATTCAGTGCCTGGGAGTTCTTTAGCTGTATTGAAATCAGGTTTTTCTTTATATGCCTTTTCAGTTTTAGCTTTGGCTTGTTTTAGTAAAGGTAACAATGTGTTTAATTTATTTTCAATTTCATCATAATCATCAATTCGATCTGTGATGAATGATTTTAAATCACCATCTTGTAAATTTAATGAATTGATAAATGAGTCTGTTGATTCTTTTTCTTCTAATTTTTTCTTCCATAAATCTTTATGGTCAATAGTTTTAGAAGCTTTATGTAATTTTTCTACTGGAACTGGTTTCCAACCCAATTTATAGTAATAGATGTTTTGAGCACCTTTAGCTTTTTTATTTGGATTAAACGCAAACGGAGTGGCATATTGAGCACCAGCACCAGGTTCAAAATGAGCAGCTCCAGCACCAGCGCCGGTAGCACTCATTTCCTTTAATTTAGCACGGATAATTTCTTTTATTTTATCTCTATTATCCATTTATCTTTTTCAATTCGTCAAGTAAATCACAATACTGTAACAAATTAACCATATGATCGTTGTTTACTTTATCGTTTTTACCTAATTCAGCTAAAAGACCAATTGTTTCAGTTAATTTAATTTTAGTAACCTGATCGCTTGTTTTCTTGTTTAATTCAAGAAGTTGATTTTTAATTTCGGTAGTTTTGAAATTATAGAATTCTTTTAATTTTACTGGGTTGTCTTCGCAGTTGATGAATTCTTTAAGTATATCTTTTTTACTAGGACTAAAATTAGCGTATTTGCTGTTAAATTTATCTAATAAAAGTTTGTATGTTAAAATACGAGTACCTTTATCTGCTTTGTTTAATTCTTCAAAAACCTCTTCTGTTTTATTTACTTTTTTAGATGTTGTAGAAGTTAAATGTTCTAATACAGCTAATTTATTTGTAATAACTTGTTCGGTTTTTGCTGCTTTTATTTCCACAGATTCAATCAATGTGTATGTAGCAGCTTGAGCTTTGTAATTAGGTAATTTTGTTTTAAAGAATTGCTCTAAATCGTAATGATTTTTAATTTCTTTAATTAAATTGTATTTTTGTCTTTTAAGTGCAGATTTATTTAATTGTTTTGCACTTTCAAGTACAGTGTCAATTACAAGGTTTGCTTTACCTTCCGTTAAGTTAGTACGTTTGGTTAAGCTTTCATATAACTTATACTCACGACCTAATTCTGTTTTGCTAAAATATTTTTTTAAAATACCTAAAGCTTCGGAATTCTTGCCAGATAATGTATCAGCAGTGATTTGTCTGACTAAAAGTTCAAAGAGAATACCGGTGTTTTTAAATTTTGAATGTTTGATTAACATTTAAGTATGCTTTTATTATAAATATATCAGGATAGATTAATCTCGCAATTGGTTTTCATCTAGCAACGATTCTTTTGCTTTATCTGATTGGAAGACCAATTTCTTTTCAATTTCATTTATGAATTGCGAATTTTTTAATTTAACGTTTTCAGTTAATGCTTTGCTATTAAAATCAGGTTGATCATCTGTTTTAGCTGCCTGACGACCTAATCTATCTCTACCAAAAACATTATCTTGAGTGTTGATGTTTGTTACTTTTTCTTTAGGACGACCTAATTCAACATCTTTATTATACCCTGCTGGCACATTTCCTGGATCAGAAACCATACGTCCCTTACCATATAGTGCAGCTAAATCATGAGGTGTACCATACGATTTGCCTGTTTCAAGTGGGTCATTACCTTCTTCAGTTACTTGAGCTAAGCGGAATTTACGTTTAGCATCTTGAAGTATAAGATCTCTATATTCATCATATTGATCTTCACTAAAGTGGAATATGTGATGGTAAATCCAATCTGTAGGTAAAAGTTGAGCTTCCATTATGTTTTTAGCTAAGTCAACTTTTTCTTTCATTAACGCAATACGTTCTTGATCGTATATAATAGATGGAGTAGTTAATGATAATTCAAAATTAGTTAACATTTCACCTTTATATCCTTGAACATATAAATGTACTAAAGCAATACGATATAATTCAGATAAAAGTATACGTTGAATTCTATCAATTGTACGAGCAAAACGAATATCTTCAGCTGCTAATGTTGCTTTACCAGTTAAATCTTTTTCGTAACCCATAAATGCTTTAGGTACTTTAAGAGCGGCAAATAGTTTATCTCTTAAATAAACTACGTCTTCCATTCCAGTATAATCTAAACCTTTAGTAGTTTCAATTTTAGTAGCACTATCGTTGCCACGAACAGGAATATAAAAATCTTCTAACATGTTTTGCATGTTGTATTTTAAGTTATATTCACCTGTTTGTTGATCTACATAAGGTGTTTTTTTCATTGTAGCAATAGTCTTCTTCATGAAGTTTTCTACTTCATTTGGAGGAATAGAACCTACATTAATATAGAAAATACGTTTTTCTGGTGCACGAGAGATCCTATGAATTAACATAGCATCTTCCATTAATGAATATTGTTTGTATAATTTACGAGCTGGTTCAATATATGAACGTCCGTAAGGCAAATAGTTTACATCTGTAAGTAAACGGAAATGTGCTATTTCGTAGTTATCAAAATATATTCCTGTTGTGTCAGGACTAAATTGATGTGGAACACTAAATTGTCCGTAACCACCACCCACATACCCATCCGGGCTATATTTAAAACGAACAGACATTGGGTTATCTTTATCCCAACCTTCTTGACGTTCCATATGATATGCAGTGTATGGTAAAACATTATACACACCAAATTTTTCTGCAATTTCTAATTTTAAAAAGAAATCACCGTATTTGCACATTTGGCGAGTCCAAGACCATAAGTTAAATTCAATGTTTAATACGTCATAAAACAAGTTATAAAGTATTTTCTGAATGTCTTCGTCTGAGCTGCGGATTTGGAGTACTTCTCCCATTTCGTTTTTTAAAGAACATTCATCAGCTATAATATCAAGAGCAGATGCTATAATAGCATCGTTGTCCATAACATCATAATCTGAGTATAGTTGTGTTCTTAAGTATTGATAATTTACGTTTAATTGTTGACCGTAAAGTGAAGAGGCGTTTGCTGAGTAGATACGGTTGTATCTGTCTAATAATGAATTTGTTTCATATCGACCACTCCTTTGAATTGAGTCAGTGTCAATTACTTTAATTTGATTACCACCTTCGTTACGAATAATAACGTCAGTTGAAAATAATCTTTTTAGTCTTGAAAATATACTTACGTCTGCCATAGGTTAAATTATAATAGCCACCCTAAATCTTCGGTATCATTTTCACCAGTTTTCATTACATATGGATTATCCATACCTGATGCAAAATAAGCCCCCTGATATGAGGATGGTTTTTGTATGTTATTTAAAGTTGCTTTAGTCAATTCTATTCCTTGTTGTCTATATTTTAATGCTGTGTCACGAACATACATAGCAATGCTATACGACATTACCATATCATCATTGTACCCAGTTTGTGCTTCTGCTCTACCATTTTTCCAAACAAATACTTTCATTTCTTCTAGTAAACGTCTATCTCTAATGAGTACACTATGATCTCCAAAATACTCTCTACCTTTATTAATTACTAATGGTCTAGTTCTTAAAGACATAGTAAATCCAGGTGTCATTTTGGATGTATCTTCGTATCTACTAAAATACGAATCAGAATTTGCGATATCACTTTTAGGTGAATAGTATAGATTTCTATATCCTCTTTCTTGAATTGAGTCTAATGTAGACCAACCAATATTATTGTTTTCAACTATAAGTAATGCTTCATTATATTCAGTAGCTATACCACAAAGTAAATAACCAAATTCTTTAGGTGGCAATTGTCCTTTATAAGCTGCTACTTGAGTGTTTGTTTCAATGTCAAATATATGAAATACAGAAAAATCTTTTCCATCCCCTCTAGCTACGTCAGCTACTACCATATAATTTCTAGTGTAATCTGGGGATTCCCAAACCCATAAATTTTTATCTACACCCCTTCTTTCTACAGGTTCTGATATTGTAGTAGTTGAATAATATTCTATGTGTTCAGGATAGTATACTACGTCACCTGAAGTTGTAAAATCACAGTCACATTCTTGTGCTGCTAGTCTAGGGTCTTGTAATAAATCGTCTTGTTTTTTTCTCCAAGCTTCATCTCGTTCAGGATGAACCATCCAAGGTAATTTAATTGGAAGAAAATCGTTTTCTTGAGCTTCTGCTCTTACCCACGTTTGGTGAAACCAATTACCCGTACCAAATGGAGTAGATAATACAATAGCCCCACCACCAGTGGCTAATGTTTGTTGAGCAGAGGCCCATATCTCAGCTATGTTTTCAATAAACGCAGCCTCGTCAACTAACAACAAAGATACTGCTTCAGATCGACCAGCATCGCCTGCTGCTGAAACTGCTTTAATTTGAGAGCCGTTTGCTAATTTAAGTGATAGTTTATTATTTTCAGAAGGTCTTTCTCCTCCTTTAAGCCATGTAGGTAAGTTATCGTACATAAATCTTACCTTTGTAACCATGTTTTTAGCAGTTTCTTGTTTAGTTGCTAAACATAACACGTTTTTATCTTTATGGAACATCATCAGCCATAAAGAATATCCTGCGGCTAATGTTGATATACCTAACTGACGTGATTTAAGTACAATGTTGTACGGATTATCTCTCCATAAATTTAATACTTTACCTTGAAATGGGTATAAGTTAAATATAATTCTACCACGAGTCGGGTGCTGAATGTAACAATATTTTTTCATAAAGTGTGCTGGGTCTTTTGCACACTTGATGTATTCTTCTCTGATTATTTGTCTTAAATCTTGACTCATATAGCTAGAAGCAGACTTAAGATAATGCAAGTTCCTCCTACAATGTAGGATACTACTTTAGCACGTTTATGTTTTTTAATATCGTTTTTATATAATTGAATTTCTTCGTCTTTATTGTCAATAATTTGAGTATAATTTAATTCGTTTTGTTTATACAAATTAATTGATTTATCTTGCGTTTTAATAACGATATCCTGTTTTAAAACAACTTTATCTAAGACAAGTATAGAATCACGAGTGATTCCAATTTGAGTTTTTAAAAAGTCACGTTCGGTTTTTACTAGTAAAGCGTTTTTTAATGCTATACAAGGAACGCAACATTGCTCATCATTTGAAAGCGTCTGTGAATTCGCTAACAACGGACTTAGCATCAAGATTATTAATACGATCGCGTTCTTTATCATGTTTATTTTTGTTTTGTTTACTTTTTTCTTTTAAAACTTCTAATTCTGCTTTATCTTTTTCTATTTCTTCTTTAAATTTTTCAGCTATAGAATTGAGTTCTAAAATTTGGGCTTGTTTTGCTTTAATATCTAAAGCAAGTGAATCGTTTTGTTGATTTAACTCTTTTAAACGATCTTTAATATTTAACGTTTGTTTATTTTGGAATACAAGTAAAACAAATAGAATAGCTATTACAATATAAGGAACTATATTTTTAAGCTTACTCATATTACTTTATTAAGTTATAGGTAATATCACCTAATTTATATCCAGTCAAATATGCTTTATTTTCAGGTCTATTAATAAGTTTCTTTAAAGCCTCCAATTTAACTTTATACATAACTGGGTCTTTAATTTTTTTAATCTTTTGTGAAATTTCTTTTACTTTACTAATAAATTCTACTTGTTTAGGATCTACTTTAGGAGCAATAGAAATACCTTTTGCAGCAGCAGCTATATCTTTATCGCTTACTGGTTCTTCAGGTACCGATTCTTCTTCTTCTGGTTTTTCGTAGTCGTCTACTGGTTCTTCATCTGAATCTAAAGTAGGAAGTTCTTCGTCTGTTTCTGGTTCCACTGTTGGTTCAGGTTCAGTTGTTGCTGCTTTAGCTGGTTTAGCCAATACTTGAGCAAATGCTAATTTTTGGATAAGTGGATTTAATTTTGAATCTATTGTAATACCCAATGCTGCTCCTAATTCTTTTTGTGTTAAACCATCTTCAGATCCTTCAATAGCGGCTATTAAACGACCTTCAATAGTTTCAGGACCATATAATTCTTTAGCTAAAGTTATTTTAACAGCATCACCTAATCTAATTTTATTAGGTATACGAGCCATTTCTTCAAGTTCAGATTCTTCTAATTCTACGTCACCACCGGCATTTAAATCTTTAATAGCATTAGTTTTAGCATCTGCTTTTAATGTATTAAATTTAGGATCTTTTGTTATTTTTTCTACTGCACCTTTACCGGCATATGTAGTTTCTGTTAACTCATTTATAATTTCTTCACGAATAAATTCGTATAGTTCTTTACGTTTCATTATATGGTTTAGTTATAAATATTACAAACTTAGATAAGATTTGAACTGTTTAATGCGATCCTCGACCGATCCCGATATAATTCCGAAATTTTTAATATTAATTAAATTTTCAGAAATTAAAGTCCTAATTGTACGTTCAATTTGTTTGCGATATATTGCATCTGTTGTACGAACATTGTTATCTTCTATACCAACACCCTCTGATGTTACATGAAATATCCAATCGTATTCAGGTATAAAGGTATGAGCATAATGTATAAATGCTGCTTTATGTTCTAATTCAATTGATTGAGCATTTTCTGTAAACGCCATTACATCAATAACAGTACGATCTGTTATAATATTTTCTTGAATTAATTCAGAACAACGTTCTGCTAAAAATATAGTTTGACCTTTTAATGTACTATCTGTGTTTAATGGAATACCTAAATCACGTAAATATTTACTACGTTCTGTAGCAAATGTATAGTGGCTAAATTCAGGTAATTCTTTGATAGCATTAACTAATGTAGTTTTTCCTACACTTACTGTTCCACAAAAACCTATTTTCATATTAAAATCTTGCTTTAGCTGTTCCTGATTTATACCATGGTAA